GTCTTGGTCTTTTCCTATCCAACAATCAGGAAGAATGACGGAAGTATAATAATCAATGCAGTCATTATTACCGCCAAATATATATTTGTATTTATCTCCGTAAGCGTCTACAAACTCTTGAAAGTTTTCGTATTCTGTATAATCACAACAGATCGCAACTACATCAAGTTCAACTTGACCGCTATCCATACACTCCGCAACTTGCTCTAATTCCTCATATAATGCCTTTAATCCTTCATAAGAAAAATTATTCTTGTATGTATCCCAAGTTCTAAAAGCGTCTATGAATTGGTTTTCATTTACTGTTTGTACTATCATTTTTTTTCTCCATTAGCTGATTAATTAATACTAATATATGTAATGATTGCTACCTTGTCAACAACTAAATTAAAAAAAAATAAAAAAAATATATCATATGACATAAATTACCTGAACCAGCCGTGCCAGATCCAGCTACCTGCTGTAGAGAACAATTGTTCGGTTTCCAGCAGGACGGACAGCGTGACCTGCTGGCGTTACAACTGGAACAATTGTTCGGGTTGCTGGGAGCAGGAGGACCCCGATCCTGACCCGAACAATTTGGCAAAGAATGACCCCGATCACAAGCCCGATCCCGATCAAAGCCCGAACAATTAGCCCGATAACAAGCCCGATAGTACCCCGATCCCTATGCCCACAGGAATTGTTCGGGGGAGCGTAAGAGTACCCCCTCCAAGTAAATATGCTATTTTATGGGTTTCACGCTACTTTGCTCTATCAAGTCTGGGTCTTTATGGGTGGTTGTGGCTACTTTCATGCGTTTCTGGGCTATGTCTTGGAATTCCTGTAGTTTTGCCAGTATTTCTTCTCTTGTCAGACTGTCAGTGCGTTCATGTAGCACATGAGCTTTATTTACAAGCAGTCCAGTAGCTTTCAATCGCAACTCTTCAGCCCGAATAGCCTCCCCAAATTTCCCCGATTCCCACGCTTCGTTACGCATCTTCAGTAAATCCCGAACAGATTTATCAATCGTTACCCCGAAGCGACTACGAGCTTCTTCACGCATTTCCTGATAGCGTTCCTGAACAACTGGATTACGCAACAACCTTACTGCGTCAACGCCTGGATTTGCATATCCCGCTGATCGTGCCGATTGCGTCTGCGTCATGTCCTTGTGCATAAAGTTATTCAGAAAGTCTTGCTGTTTATCAGTGAGTCGTTTCCACCCAGCGAGTCGTTGTTCCTTCGTTAAGTTCTCAGCTACTTTTGGCATCTTGTTTTGTCTCCATTCTACGTTAGTTTAATAGGGTAAGATGGGCGGGTTACTTACCGCCCTCTTATACCCCCTTTAGGGGGGAAGTTCGGTAAGTAAAAAAGTAGGAGCAAAATCAATGACTTATAACCTAAAATTAACTTACCGTAGTAAGAAGTAACCTCCGTAAGTTGCTTCAAAAAACCGAACAATTTCAATGACTTACTACTTACCGAACAAATCTACTTCCCGTGTATGTTGGTAAGTGGTAAGTAAATCACTCATAAAGCACCACAATTTTGGGGTCATCAGTAGGCTTATAGAACGTACCATTAAGGGTACAAACATAGCCCAGATGTTCCATCATTTCGGTGTAATTCCTGTAGCATTCTGGACAGGAATCGACATCATATTCGCAGTTCAATACATGGCTTATGGGAGCTTGCCATTGTTGAGCTATTCCTTTCTCAACGGCACACCCGAGGCAAATTGTTCGGTTATTTATAACCATCTCCATACCAGCGATAATTTTTTCTTTGCATTGCGAACAATTCTTCTGTTTTTTCTTAGCCATTAGCTCACCTCCACATTTGCAAAAAGCGGGGAATCGCCTTCCAGTCTATTCCTAGCTATTTCAATATACGACTCGTTTAGCTCAATAACGGTAGCATCTCGATTATGCCTGTCAGCAACCAGTGCAGTAGTTCCCGATCCGCCAAAGGGGTCTAAGACCCGATCTTGTTCGGTTTTACTGGTATCGCAGTCACATTGCTTAACAAATCCCTTATCTTCTTTTGTCAGCGACAACATATTCTTGCTATTCATACGAGTAGGCTTATCTCGTTTAGGTATAACGCCAACCATATGATCCCGAACAGTTCTATCTGGAACGTCAGTTGTGACCATTTCACGCCTGTACGCCTTCCCGCAACCCGAACAAATCTTCTCGCTAGATCCAGCCAGTATCGCTGGTTCGATCAAATCTGTAGGAAACACGGCAAAATGAGCGTCTTTGTAGGGCTTTGTGTTAACAGTCCAGACACTACGCTTGTTCTTTGTCTCGTATGACTTTTCCAGACCAGTATGCGGATTTAATCCAGTACCTTCATTGTGATACTTACCATTTGTTCGGTCTCGAGTTCCCCAATCCTGTGCTTCTTCTTTGATAGCCACATTATCGTAGTAATAGTAAGGGCTTTTACTCAGAAGAAATATGTATTCATGGGCTTTTGTGCATCTATCCTGTACGCTTTCGGGCATTGGGTTGGGCTTGTGCCAGATTATATCCTGCCTCAAATACCAACCATCAGCTTGTAGTGCAAACGCCACACGCCACGGGATTCCGATCAAATCCTTGGGCTTTATACCAACAATGGGTGGTGGTCTTGTAACCCCGTAGTCAGTATTACCCCGAACAGTTTGATTTGTTGTGGTAGTTCTACCGCCACTAGAGTAACTGTCGCCTAGATTCAACCATAGAGTTCCATCATCTTTAAGCACACGCTTGACTTCACGGAACACATTAACCAGCGACTCGACAAATTGTTCGGGTGTTTCTTCCAGTCCGATTTGTGAATCCACCCGTTTTGCACCACATTTTATGCAGTCGCCTGTGGATAAACTAGCTTTGTTGCTACCTCTACCGCCCTCATCAATGAAGTTCCGATTGTTTCCCAACGGCGCTCCGATATGCGAACAATTCTTCGATCCGCCTACCCAAGTAGCCGTTCCGTAATCACGCAAACCGTAATATGGCGGACTTGTCACACATGTTTGGAAATGCTTATCGGGTAAGGTTTTCAACACTTCCCGACAATCGCCTATCTTTATATCAATCATATTACCATAAATCCGTTAAAGCGTTTTGTTTGATTAAAATAGCATCACCAACGATAACGTCAGTCATGCCAAAACTATTAACCCAATAATCTGTAGCTTTAGGATTAATGCTATTTTGTTTTAATTTACCCTCTTCATCAATAAGCATTATATCGCCATTTTTTAAGAGTATTCTTTCAACCCAACCACCGACAAATTCCTGTGCTTCTTCAAGTGTAGGCTGATCTTCTTTTTTATTTATAACTTTAAGTTTCATTTTATACCTCTTGACTCACGCTAGTTGTTTCCATATCTCTATGAAGCGTAGTGTAATCACGCCTCTTAGCTATGTTTTCCCATTGTTTCACGGCTTGCTCGTAGTTATCAGCTTCGATCTCGACCATATACCATTTTGTTTCCTTACAATGGATAACAAACTTTTCTTTAGGTAGTTTTCTCATTATGCTCCTCCAAAACAACCAGGACTAATTGTATAACCGATTGGCTCTTCGCCAAAGTTATCAAATATAGCACCTTCTATTAATTGTTCGCTTTTAGGTATATCGCTACGACATTGATCCAAAGTCATATACTTCACTTGGCTTTCGTGCATAATACACTTCTGCTCGCCACCATCGTAGCGACTACCTTCAACCCAAACGACACATATTAGTACAAACATTTTAACCATTGTTCCCAATATCCCTCTTTAATATTTTTAATGCATATACTAAATCTATAGTTGTTTGTTTGTCATGATCATCAACATCATTAAAAACAATATCTGCATAATCATCTACAAGTTTATAAATTAATTTAAGTTCATCTCTTTTCATTTTTATACTCCTCTCTACATTCGTCACATATTTCCCGACCATCGTATGGTGGTTCTTCTAAATGGAATTTCTTATCGCAATCCCAACATTCATATTCGCCCATTATCACCTCCCTTTTTTATAGGTATATCGAGTGCCATTGCTAGAAGACCCTCGCTTGTACTTGTAGTAATTACTACCCCTAGATGCCATACTAGCCACTTCAGACACACCAAAATGCACCTCAATTGGCTTTCTTACATATCGCTCTGTATCATTATTGTTTTCTTTTATGGCTCTTGGATCATCCTCAAACCACATTTCTTCATCAGTATTTTTCATTTTTTTCCTCTTTCAACAACCGAACAATTCTTCGCTTTTCGTGCTGGCGCTCTTTGACCTTTGCAGATTTTTTAAGAGATTTTTCCCAACCACGACTTGTGCTATGAATTTTTGCCCGCTTTACCATTCTTTTATTTTGTCCAGCAACCGAACAATTTTATCCATAAAGCCACTCCTGTATGGAGTAGCCCTTTGAATATGAAGTTTAATTAGTTTAGGATTAAGCAACGTCTCGCTCTTCGTCTCTGTGGCAAGGATTCCATCTTTGTTGGATTGCCTCGACTTCAGTTTGTTCAACACCATATGACCGTAATGCTTTAGCCATGACTCTATCCGCAGTTTCAGTCCACACAATCGCAGATAACATTGCCCAAATCCATGCACCAATTTCTTTCTCCTTTGTCGTGTTATTACGAGATTGATTGTCTCCAAGTATATGTCCGATTTCATGCAAGGCAGACACATAGTAGCCCGTGTTTTTAGTCGGTCTAATGGTTATGTGTCGCCTAGA